CGCGTTCATTCAGATACTTGCGCCTGTAGCGGGTGAGGCCACTAAGCATGTCAGCGTCAAGATCGTCCTGACCGGTACCCTCGCAGTATGTGTTCACATCTAGATTAGCACATCCACAATGAATATTACGCATCTGCGGATCCAATAGACATGACGCAATCTGCCAGCCAGCCCTGTAGGTGGCCGCATAGCTCAAAATAAGCATACGGACTTCCCTCCTCCTCTTTTGGTACTCCTTCGAATATCGACGGAACCTCTCGGGGTAGACCATTCTAGCGATTATCGCATCCTGGTCTAAGCTAGGCAGTCCATTGGACCAGTCACGCCCTAGATAATGCACCGTTTCGTCATAGTGGTAGATCGTCGACTTTCCTTTTCCATGCAGCTTGACATGGAAGGTACGGTTTGCGAAATCAGCAATATCATCCAAATCCACCTTGCGGTTGGACCAAAAGAGAAGGTCATCTCCGAGGACAAAGATGTCCTTCTCACTGACATATAGCGAAAAGTGATTCGCTATAGCACCACCAATAATGACGTTCACGATAGAGTCCACAATTTGAGTGAAATATGATCCACTCGGCACTCCATGGTCTTTACCGATATAGATGTTCCCATCGGGCATGACAATCGTGGTGTGTATAAAATACTTCTCAATCAGGTCAAAGACCCTCTTAACCGTGACACCACTCACGGGTTCCACTTCATCCAAATCGTACCATGTACGCAGGATGCTGAACGCTTTGTGGATAAGCGCGGCACTAATCGTGGCGTCGAACTGACTCATATCAAGCGAGTAAGCCCACTCTTTATGGTAGCTAGAAACAACCATTTTCGTACCCAGCGCCATCGATGACATTGCAAATGCCATCGGCGTGCTGCCACCCTTGAACCTCTGAATAAGCGGATAGGCAACCAGTCCCTCGACCACAGTCATGGAGTATGGATAACCCCAGACAAGACGAGTCTTGTCGTTAAACTGTGTGCGTGCAAATGCTAAACAAGGTTCAGGCTGCTTCTCCCCACTCAGGGTCTGCAAGCCACGCTCCAATGCTCGCGTCTGACTTTCCTGTTTCGTGCAACCATAGTTTGTTAAACCAGGCGAACCAGTAGGATTCGATGTAATGCGTATGATCGTTTCCGGTGTCATCGGCAGAACATGTAAGACCTCAGTATCCTTCGGCCTCACAAAACAGGCACGCGCTAGAGCGACTCCCGCATCGTAATCTTGACTAGGCTTTGGTGCCGGGATAGTTTTGGGCGCGTACCCTGCCAACGATGCATACAGCTTCTCAGGTCTATAAATCGAGCGGGGTGTCTCATCGAACGAGAAGCCCTGTTCTCTCAGCATGTCGGCAACATTGTCATCGTACACAATCTTCTCATTGAGCTTGCTCATACGCTCGCAATACTCTTTGAGTCGTTTGGAACGATATGGTTTGACAATGAATTCAGTCTGACTCATGGGTTTGTTGTCCACAGTCGTCTTCCCCTTTCCCTGCTTTCGCAGAATGTAGGTGCTCGCCTTGCGTAAGCGAGGGCCCTCCCCCCCTTTGTCTTTACATCTCTC